CCAGAATGTTTAAAATGCGTACGGGTATTGATGCTATGTATTATATATTGTTTACAGGGAAGAAAGGAGGCGAAGAATGAATGCAATTGAGAATATCCCCGCGGGGCTGAATGACAAGGAGGCACTGGAGCAGAATATCGAGCTGCTGCACGACGTGGTGACCCATCTGCTCAACGACACGATAGAGGCTTCGCTGCCTGAGGCGCGCGACCTTGCGCACATGGCGCAGAACGTCGATGAGCTTAGTAGACAACTTCAACAACTTAAAAACGCACTGTGATGAGAGAAGAAGATAATGACAAGACCAAAGACCAGACCCAAGAGATTGAAGAGTTCACTTTTGGGCTGCTCGACGCTTATTTCGCATCCCGCTCTGCCGATCCGGGCAACAGCGAGATAGGGCAACCGCTCACGCCGGAGTATAAGACTACCGACGACATAGCCACCGAGCTGGACAGCATCATGCCGGTAGACCTGCACTCTATCGTGATCTATATGCGCCATAAGGGTTATCGTCTGAAGACTGCTGCCGACGGCTCGCTACGTTGGGAGATTTGGCGCGACATGAATTATATGGGTTAATTGAGATTATTATGAACAAAGACGATTGTTGCAGAATATTCAACGTAGAAGACATTATAGATCTTCCGCAGGCTGCTATGAATATCGTCATGGGCGACAGAGAGCGGCGCGATGCTGTATACAGAGAGCTGCTCTCTGTCAATCGCTACGACATGAGCTTCGACTGGTTCAGACAGCTGTATGAAGAGGAGTTCGCGCAACGCAAGAAGCAGAAGCAAGACTTCACTCCAGTGGAGGTGTCCGAGATTGTGGCAAAGATTGCATTACCTACCGTGGGTACTATACATGAGCCTACGGCCGGCACCGGGGGGCTTATAATAAGCGCATGGTGGGAGCAATGCAGACGTGTCATACCGTGGGACTATTATCCTTCACAGCACATGATTAGTGTATGGGAGTTGTCCGACCGTGCCATTCCTTTGCTGCTTCTAAACCTAAGCATACGTGGGATAATGGGGTATGTCTACCATGGCGACGTACTTGAGGGTACCGTCAAGGCCCGCTATATTTTACTAAACCGGAGTGACGATGCTCTCGGGTTTAGCGATGTTGTGAAGGCAGAGGCGGGCGATATTATTGTTGAACAAAGTAAATGAAAGGGGGGTCAAGATATGACTTTTTTTGAGGTTTATGACAGTTGGCTTAACAAGCATAAGGCAGAGATTAAACAATCTACAGTCGCCACTTATTATAGTCTTGGCAATACGTTCACCCGTATTCTTGACTCTGATGCGGATATATGTTCTCTTGATGCGGATGTGATGAAGGCCTGTCTTGAGCGGTTCCGCGATACTGGGGCAAGCAATCACTATTTAGCTGATTTAATACGCGTATTTAGGATGGTTATGCGCTATGCTGGCGAAGATTTGGGTATAAGCAATCTGCCTTCAATAGATTGGAAAATAAAGGATGTTGTGACGGCTCGTGTCAAGGACGCGACAAGGCAACGTGTGAAAAGATTCACAATCGCTGAATATGAGCGTATGATAAAGACGTTTGAGGAGCATCCTACTCCTGGCAGACTTGCCGTTGTGGTGACTATGTTTACCGGTATCCGAGTAGGAGAGGCATGTGGGTTGAAATTTTCTGATATTGATTTCGATGAAGGTGTAATACACATACAGCGTACGTGTGTGTCTATCGGCAAAGCAATTCAGAAAATGCTTCGCCCTAATGAGGAATACGTAATGTCCAGATGTCTGCAATCTCCAAAAAGCGCTTCCTCCGACCGCTACATTCCAATGATACCAAAACTCCGCAAGATACTGCAGTCTTACGCAAAGGTTTATCCTGGTGATTATTTTGTTGCCACGCTATCGGCTGAGCCTACGTGCACACGAACGCTGCGCATTTGGTATGGGCAGATGCTCAAGGCGGCGAACGTCCCTTATCTGAACTATCATTGCTTGAGACATACCTTTGCTACCCAGATGATAGAGAAAGGTGTCGATGTGAAAACAGTGTCCTCAATACTCGGGCATGCCGGTGTTGAGATTACGATGGACACTTATTGCCATCCTTCTGATGACGTTAAACGTGCAGGCATACAAAAGGCTTTCAAGGGTCTGTTAAAGTAGCTTGCAATTATTGTAATATCATATAGTACATTTTTTTTACATTGTCTGGCGGCGTTTTCTATGCGAATAGGGCACGCCGTTTTTTTTGTATTCTTAGGTTCGGGTGCGAATGGTTATCTTTGTGACAAAGATTAAAAGACAAAGATAATGATAACAGTCACTCAATCAATACCTGCTACGTGCTTTTCAGCCAACATCCCCGATGTTGAGTTCTCGATAGGCGGCTTCCGTGCTGCCGTGGTCATGACGGTAGACGGCGAGGAGATATATAACGAGCGTCTGTATCCCGTAGGGGGTAAGATACGGCTCAGCGAACTCGACTGCCTGCTGGGTCCTTACGCCCGGCAGAGCCTTAAGATAGCGCTTGGCATAAAGATAGTGGAGCAGACGGTAGACTCGGACGCTGCTGACACGAAGACTATCAGCGCCGACATAATCTATAGCGCTGCCGACATAGGCATGGGTGCCGCCGACTTTATGGCGAAGCGCTTCCTGACGCTGCTTGAGGGCGAGAAGGTGACGGCGCTGAACCGTCTGGAATACCTGCACTATATCGGTACGGAGGCGGCTAAGGTGACGGCTGAATATGACGACGGCTCGACCAAGGCATTCGATGCGGAGGTGGTGGCGGGCAATGAGAGGTACACTACTATAGACGTGTCGCCCGACAAGTTCGTGGCTGAGGGCAAGGTACTGGTATGTTATGATGTCCAGGCCGGGGAGCGCAGCTTCCGGTTCGCAATCGACTTTGACGAGCCCGACTGCGCCCCCATCCTGGTATTCGTGAACTCGTTCGGCGTGGAGGAGCTGCTGTACTGCACGGGCACACATACGGTGGCCCCGACATACAAGCGTGACAGCGGCTACATAGGCCGCTACAACCGCAACTACAACATAGTGGAGACCCGACAGTTCAAGGCAGACACGGGCATCATGACGTTCGCGATGGCCAACTGGGCCGACGAACTGCTGCTCTCGCAAGAGGTGCACGTGGTGAACTTCAAGGACGGGCATCCTAACGTGGGCAAGGAGGTGACGATAACAGACTCGAAGTCGGAGTACAGCAACGCCGACGACGAGCTGCCCCGCTTCACCTTCACGTACCAGTATGCGCAGCGCAACCACAACGTCGTTGACGTGCTGCGCTCGGGGCGTATATTCGACAATACTTTTGACAACACTTTTGAATAATTTTGAGTTGTGAATTTTGAGTTTTGAATTGTGCGCTACGCGCATTTTGAATTATTCAATTTTGAATTGAGTATTCAGAATTCAAAACTCAAAATCGCCAAAGGCGACAAATTCAAAACTCAAAACTCAAAATTCAACATTCCCCATGGGCGCTATTCATTTCAGCGACATGCTGCGCCTGCTCGATCAGGCTTACCAACACCGCACGCTGGTAGACGTGGCGGCGTGGGAGGGTGGCACGGGCAAGGTGCTGCACTATAAAGGGTGGCTGGTGCATCACGTGAACTGGCGTGGCGGCTACATAAGGCTGCGCAACCCTAAGAACCGTGAGCTGCGCACTCTGCCCCAGATATTCATATTCTTCATTAACAATAAACGTGTGTTCTTATGACAAACAGTAATACTACTCTGCAGGCGACTTCTGCCCAGCCAGATGCTGAGGGCTTCCGCCGCTACCATATCGTGCCTTCGGGCTTCGGGGCTTCGAGGGCTGTGGCTTCGGTGAACTCGGAGTATGGCGGCGACTCGTGCGAGGTGTTCGACGACGAGGATGTGCCGGGGGCGCAGGGCATCCGCGACATCAAGGTGGGTGGCCGTGCATACAAATATGTGCAATGGGGCGGCGACGACCAGCTGCCCTACCGTGTGCGCAAAGAGATTATGAGCAATATGGTGACTGCCCAGTGCCAGCAGTTTAACGTCACTTCGTGCTACGGGCAGGGTCTGCGCTTCGTAGACCGCAAGACGAAGCTCGACATTACGGACAAGGAGATTCTCGACTTCTGCCTGCGCAACTCGCTGCAGGAGGTGTTTCTGGAGCAGGCTACGGACATGAAGTTCTACTCGTTCTCGGTGACTGTGATAATACTCTCGCGCGACGGCAGCAAGATCGTGAAGGTGCGCAACAAGGATGCAGCTTACTGCCGCTTTGAGTATGGTGGGAGCACCCGGTCGGGGCATGCTGAGCATGTGTTCTACGGCGACTGGCGGCTGGGCTTCTTCGACGAGCAGAACATAGAGTGTATAGAGCTGCTTGACTACTGGGACCCTCTGGGCGACCTGCGTGTGCGCATGGGGCTGGAGCCTGACCCTGCTACGGGGCTGAAGCTGAAGGCTACGAAGTGCCGCAAGTTTGCTATCGTGAGCCGTATGGCGACTCCGGGCTGCCAGGTGTATCCACTGCCATACTACTCGTCGATATTCAGAGATGCGTGGTTTGACATATACCGTCTGATAGGTATAGGCAAACGATACATGATAAAGAACACGTCGGCTCCGAGGGTGCAGATAGAGGTGCACGACGACTACTGGGACAATGTGTGTGACAACGAGTGCATAAGCGACGAGCGCAAGCGCCGTGAGCGTAAGGAGCAGGAGAAGCAGAACATCATAGACTTCGTGACGGGCATAGAGAATGCCGGCAAGGCTATGATATCGGGCTACTACGTAGACCCTAACGGCAAGGAGAACCGCATGGTGCGCATAGTGCCCCTGAACGATGCGGGCAAGAAGGAGGGCGGCAACTGGAGCGACGACATGAGCGAGGCTTCAAACGCTCTGTGCTTTGCGCACGGGGTGCATCCGAACCTTGTGGGTGCGACTCCTGGCAAGAGCCAGATGAACAACTCGGGCAGCGACAAGCGCGAGCTCTTCACGCTGAAGCAGGCTCTGGAGAAGCCTTGGCACGACGTGATGTGCAAGCCATACCATGTGATTCTGCACTATAACGAGTGGGACGAGCGGGCTACGGTAGACGTGCCGATGCTGATGCTGACTACGCTCGACGAGAACAAGGATGCGAAGAAGGTGTCGGGCGAAAGAGTGAAGAGTGAAGAGTGAAGAGTGAAGAATCCAATACTGAAAGCTTATGATTGTAATTGACAAACAAGACTTTGAGTGGTCGCTGCCGGTGGGCATGAGCGCCCATGACGAGGTGTATGAGTCGGTGAAGCCTGCTATCGATACGGCGCTCGACAATTACTGCATCACATTGCTTGGCGATGTTGGCATTCAGCAGGTTATGGCTGCTGAGGAGGGCACTGCCTTAAAGCGTTACTTTAAGATGATGGTGTGCATTGACGGTTTTCTCTCGGTGCTGCGCCAGCTGGACCTGGTGCTTACGCCTACGGGCTTCGGCATAGTGAGCAACGACACGGTGTCGCCTGCGAGCAAGCAGCGTGTAGACGCTCTGGAGGCACAGCTGCGCACGGCTCTGTGCCGGGCGCGTGCCATGACGGTGCATCTGCTGCGCTCTAACGAGTGGGGCTGCACGGCGAAGGCTGTGCGTGCGATACGCTACGCTTATACCGATCATTACTTCTTCTTCTCGTCGGCGAGCTCGGGGGCTTACTCGTATAAGGACTGGCAGAACATGCAGCCGGTGATTCAGCGCGTAGACGAGTTGCTGCGTGTGCGCTTCGGCGACGAGCAGACGGACGACTTGCTGGACGCTTACCGGCGTGACGACCACGACCGGCTGACGGCTTATACGACTGCGCTGCAGCTGACGTGCGACTTGACGGACCGTGCCGCTGCGAGCAGCGAGGACGTGCGGGGCACGGCTCTGTGGCGCCGTATGGAGCGTGAGCTGGAGGGCAACGGCGAGGTGTATGCGCTGTATCACGGGAGCGATGCGTACAAGGCTGCCCACGTGGAGACGTTCGGCAACAAGAAGGAGTCGACGGCTTTTCTCTTTAACGGCTAACTCAACATTCAAAACTCAAAACTCAAAATTATGAACTTATGCTGTCCTACTTCGTGGCGTGAACTGACTCAAGAGCAGCTGCGCTACGTACTGTTTCTTCTGGCTACTTTCGCCGACCCGGTGGTTGTAAAAACCTACATGTTTATCAGATTTGCGGGTATATATTTAATCGAGAAAAACCGCTGGGGGTGGAAGTGCTCGAAGGGCGGCAGGGTGATTTATCTGAAGCCGTGGCAGATACATTCATTCATAGGGCAGCTGGAGTTTGTTGACAGCTTGGAGACGATGGACAATCGGTTGGAGGTTGTGAAGGGTCTTAAGGCTGTCAACGCTCTGCTTCAAGAGGATGCTGAGACGGGGCGCATAGTGAGCTTTCACGAGTATCTGTGTATGGAGCAGAGGTATCAGCGATACTTGACGACCCGTGACGAGGACCAAATAGACATTCTCGCCTCGTTCCTCTACCGCCGGCCTGACGGCTCACGCCCTGCGGAGCTGACGCTGACTGCTGCGGAGCGTGTGGGTGTGCTGGCGTGGTTCGGGCACGTGAAATATGTCATGTCCTACGCTTTCCCTCACCTGTTTCGCAAGTCAAAAGGCGACGATGACACGTCGGACCTCTCGGTGATAGAGAGCATCAACATCCAGCTGCGTGCCCTGACCGACGGCGACGTGACCAAAGAGGCTGCGGTGAAGGCTATAGACTGCTGGCGCGCTCTGACGGAGCTTGACGCCAAGGCGAAGCAGGCAGAAGAGTTCCGGCGCAAATACCCCAACACTTAACACTAAACATTCAACACTCAACATTCCACATTATGAAAGACCTCTTTCCTGCTCTCGAATACTTCACTCAGCTGGCTGCTGACAACCGACTCGCTTCTGAGCAAGGCTTCTATCCGTGCCTCTGCTCCGGCCCTGACTCCATAGACGGAGTTATGCAGGGCTTCAAGAAGCATCGCAACTTTATTATGGTTGACGACACGACCTCGCAGCAGACCTTCAGCAATGGTGTCGGCTTCTTCCGTCGTGACGTGTACACGGTGTTCATACTCGCCGGCTATCGTGCTGATGACATGACAGACCGCGAGACTAAACTCAATATGTGTCGCACTCTGTTCCGGCAGTTCCACTCACGACTGCTTCACGATCGCGACGAACTGGGCGATGAGCGCCTGACGTTCCTCGACCTGCACAACGTCTACTCTAACGAGTTGCCCCGATATTCTTACAACGGCGTGACGGGGCTGTACTTCATGATACGCAACGAGCAACCTATTGATATCAGTTATGACAGAGCGGAGTGGGTTGAATAATATGTCTGAGGCTGAGCACTCGAAATGGGTGCAGGGGTGGAGCGACTTTATGGTGAAGATGTGGCAGGAGAAGATGCTGCAGTTCGCTCCGCCGGTCTACGATACGGGTGCTCTCTCGCGTTCGGTGCAGGGCGTGGTGCATCCGGGTCCGGTGACTACGATTGAGCACCGGTTCTTAGAATACGGCATATACGTGGCTCGTGGTGTGGGCAACGGCTACAGCCGTGGCAACGGTGGCGACTTGAAGTTTCTGAAGGACTGGAAGACGAACCCTCACCACCGCCAGAAACGTGACTGGTTCAGTAAAAAATATATGTACTCCTTACACCGCCTAAATGAGTTCGAGGCTGCCTATTACGGGCAGACTTATCAGGGGTTGGTGTCGTCGTTCTTGTGGCAGCTCTTCGGGGGCGGTCAGAATACGATTGACAGGAGTGTTTCGCAATTATAAAAAATATGGCTGTCAATACAGATAATATTACTCAGTTCTTAGAGGGCATCCGCGACGAGCGTCGCACTCACGCCAATACGGCTGAACGTATAGGCTCTGCCCTGCTGATGCTGCTGGCTCTGGTAGAGAAGCAGCTCGACCTAAGTGTGTTCCTACGCAACGACATCGACAACAATGCCAAGGGGGTGATTGGCTTCGACAAGGGTCTGAAGCTTGGAGACGGCGGGTGTGGCATCGACGGCTTCGGCAAGGCTGTGCTGCGACGTATCGTGTCGCTTGGCTACGACGGGGCGACGCAGCAGGGGTTCGGCATCGTAGACCGTGGCGACGGCAAGTTCAGGCTTGACATACACGACCTGCAGGTGTGGGGCAAGGCTGTATTCCAGGAGCTGGAGGTGAGGAAGCTGTCGTATGCCGGGGGCAATGTGTACCTGAGCGGTTCGGGGGGCAGGATATTCAAGGCGGAGGAGCTGTATGATAATGACAAGTTGAGGGGCTGGCGCTGCTGGCTGCTGGCTGATGACGGCACTACGGCGACGCAGAACATGTGGCGTGTGGGCGACCAGGCACGCTGCCAGACGTTCGGGCTGGCCGACAAGCAGAAGCCGACGCGCTCGTGGTGGCGACTGGTGACTGCCGTGAGCGAGGAGAATGTGGCGCTGACTGACGAGTCGGGCAATGTGCTGTATGACGGAAAGAAATTCGGGTGGATAGAGATAGCGAAGGACAACTGCGAGCCGGGCAGCGACGTGCCCATGGCCGGCGACACAATAGTGCTTGACGGCAACCAGAATCCTAACGAGCGTGACCGTCAGGGTGTCATGATACTGGAGACTACGGGTCCGAACACGCCTCGCATCGTGGCGTATAAGGGTGTTGTGGGATATACGCATGAGGGCTGTGAGGTGTTCAAGCTGTCGCCCGAGGGCTCAAGGATTGTATCGACATCGTTCGAATGGGTGTCGCCGACGGGTGACATTATCCATATTGTCAATTACAGAGGCGAGTGGCAGAGTGGCGTGAGCTACGGCTATTATGACCAGGTGAGCCACGGCAACGGTGTGTGGCTGTGTACTAACAGCAACGGCAGCACTACTGAGCCTAAGGAGGGCAATGCAGACTGGCAGCTGGTGATGAGGGCGGAGAAGGGAGAGAAGGGCGACGACGGTGTGGCTTATCAGGTGATGATAACGAGCGACACGGGCACGGTGATGATAAACGGCTCGGGGAAAATGACGCTCAATGCTACGCTGCTGCGCAATGGCGAAGACATAAGCGACACTATCAGCAACGGCTCGTGGTCGTGGTGGCGACAGTCGGCTGACGCTGAAGACGATGCTGTGTGGAACAGGCTGCATGAGGGTGTGGGGCGTTCGTGCCTTATAACACGTGACGACGTGAGCAGACAGGCTCAATTCGGGTGTCGTGTGTACATGTCAGACTCAAAGAGTATTAATGGTAAATAAATATAACTTTAATTCAAAAATAAGTTTATGGCAAAAGTATTGGCTAATGGTCAGATTACTATCGTTGACCTCAATGACGGCAAGGCCGTGCAGTGTTTCACTCAGTGCTCTAAGGGCGAGACTCAGATTTACACTCCCGACACGGGTGTGTACACTCCGAACTATTCGGCAAGTGAGCCTAACGTCATCACAGCTCGTGTCTACGTGACTGGCAATCCTCACGACCAAGCTCAGTCCTCGGCTTGTACCGGATGGTCGTGGAAGGTGGACGGTGTGACTGCTACACCAGTGAGCGGCAAGCCGTACCAGCTTAACCTCGCAAGCAACATCGCCAAGAACGGCAGCGTGAAGAACATCGAGTGGTCGTGTACATACACTGACCCGGAGACTAAGGCTACGACTACGTGCATCGGCTACAAGACGATTTCGCTGGCGAAGAGCGGCGGTGCGCTACAGACGGTGCAGATTGAGACTCCCGACGGCAACACGTTCGACTCGACCAACAACACGAAGAAGCTGCGTGCCGTGGCGAAGTTCTTCCGCGGCAACGTGCAGGACACTTCTCTGACTTCTATGACGTGGGAGGTGCTGAATATCAGTGCCGGCACATGGAGCGCCGTGGCTTCGGGCAGCGTGAGCACTTCGGGCGGCGTGAGCACCCTGAACGTGAGTGCCAACGACGTGCTTAACTTCCAGACCTTCCGCTGTACTGTCGAGGATGGTGCCGACACTGCATACGCTATCGTAACGTTCTTCGACGCGAGCGACCCATACGTTGTGGAGGTGTACTCGCTGACGGGCGACAAGATTGTGAACGGTGCCCAGTCGACCGAGCTCTTCGCCCGTGTGTGGAAAGACGGCAAGGTGGTGGAGGATGGCGCTGCGGTGAAGGCTGACAGCAGCCATGCTTCAAGCTTCACGTACAAGTGGACGAAGTACAATGCCAGCGGTGTGGCTACGAACTGGAACGGTACGTCAAGTGCGGTAAGCGCTTCGACCAAACCTTACGTCACCGTGGCTGCCGCTGACGTGAGCGGCAGAGGTACATTTACTTGTGAGGTGTCGAAATAAGGGCACCTCACCCTTTTTCTATTAACTAAAAAATGATAAGTGTATGGCAACATTATTGGCGAGGGGTCAGATTACGATAGCGGCGATAAAGGACGGCAAGGACGGCAAGCCTGGTGCTGACGGCAAGAACTACTGGCAGCATGATGTGTGGGTAGATTTGTCGGCTGCAACCTACGACCAGAATACATGGTACACGGTTGCGGGAGGGGAGTTGCCGAAAACTGGTTTTGCAGGCATTAAGGTGGTGGTGAATCTCAATAGCAACACCAAGCCTTCATGGTCTACTCATTCGGCAGGCTTTTCTGTAGATTTTCATATCGACACACAAGCTTCAGGTTGGGGCACTACAGATGCTGAGACGATAATCTATTCTGACACCTTTAACTTTTGTTCTGTCTCGCCTGTCAGCTACAAGCAGTTAACTTGGGGTAGCAGACCTATATTATATCTTCGAGGCGGTGGTAAGTATCGTGTGCTCTCTACATATAACGCATCGTGGAAAATATATAAAGACGGTTACACTTGGCAGTCGGGTAAATACTCTCAATCAGCCGAACCTTCCAGCACTCGCCCTACCCCAGAGGGTCATACACTTAAAGGAGAGAAAGGCGATAAGGGTGACAAAGGTGACCGTGGCCCTCAAGGACCGACTGGTGCGGCTGGCAAGGATGCTGTGTCGGCTTCGTTCTCTCCTGCTGCTCTGACTTTCTCGGCTAAGACTGAGAGCAACGGCAATGCTACGGCTAACACGACGAGCGGCAATACCGCCACTATCACGATGCTTGAGGGCAGCAGTGTGGTGACGGGTTCTTACGTTATAAGCTCGGCTGTGGGCTGCTCTGCTTCGGTGGCTGCTGACGGCACTGTGACGGTGAAGAGCGTGGCTTATGACACTATTGACGGCAGGGCTATCAGCAGGACTTCGGCAAGCGTGACGGTGAAATGCGTGTATAACGGCAAGACGTGCTATGTGAGTCTGCCTATCAGCGTGAGCGTAAGCGCAGTGTGGGGCGGTCTGGTGACTTCGCAGAAGGGGCTGGAGTCAAAGTACACTGAGGTGAGCAACAAGTACAACGCCCTGCCGCTGAAGACTCCGGAAGCACTTACTCAGTACTCCTCTACTCTCAAGCAGAGCGCACGGGAGATTTCGCTGAAGGTGTCGCAGACTGCTGTGGGCAGGAAGAATCTGCTTGTGGGGAGTGCCTTCTGCAAACAATCAGACAAGTGGAAAGGTAACGACAGTTACATACCATATATATCAGTACTTAATCAGTATAATGGGCACAACTCCGTAGTATTAGAGAATGGCGCAAATACGTATCATGGTTTGGGTTTTTTCCGCGTCCCCGTCAAGACTGGCAAATACACCGCAGGTGTTATGGCGAAGTTCAATGGCAAGCCTGAGAACGGCAGCTTCGCTATATACGTAGCACGTAAAGACGCAGATGGCAAACAGATAGGAAACAACAGCAGGATAGCTGTAGAAGTTAGCAATGTGGTGGTTGGACAATGGTCGTTATACTCAACATCGTTTGACATTGAGGACAAATGCAAGCTTATAGACTTATGCTTTATATACACAAACAACCCTACAGCTTGGTTCGCCCAGCCCATGCTCGTTGAGGGCGACGAATATGTGGGCTGGTCGTTGTCGGAGGAGGATGCTGAGTATATCGGTGGCAATCTGCTGGATAATACCGATACATTATCTGTTGGTGGCAACTTGGTGGTAGCAAATGGAACTCTACGTACTGATGCGAACTCATATAAAGGGTTCCCGACAAGGCAGGTAGATATGCTGAATGCTACAGAGGCCAATAAGGTCGTGCTTCAGTGGGACTTGGAAAGTGACAGTGTGTTAAGGCAAGGTCAAGATTATATGCTTAGCTTCTGGGCTAAGGGTAAAGGTGTGTTTGACATATTATTCTATAAAGACGGCAATCAGAGCATATTTGTTGAGAAGAGCAATGCTTATGGAGGTAATACATCGACTGATACATATGGCACTGCGACGGTAGAGTTTAAAAATGAATACTCTTGGCAACAATACTGGGTGCACTGGCGTGTTGTTGGCAGCAATCTGCCTAAATACGTGCTGATACGCTGCCCGAAAGGCACTGATATGTATGTCTCCCAGCCCAAGCTGGAATACGGAGCTACGGTGACTGAGTATCGTGCGACGAAGACCGATTTCGTTGAGGACAAGAGTGTGGCTGGCAAGCTGCTTGATGCAGGCATCGACATTGACAGCAAGGAGATAACGCTGACGGCTGACAAGACCAAGTTCCGCACTCGGTCGGGGCGAAAGGTGGCTGTGTTTGACGAGAACGGACTGAATGCCGACCTTATCAACGCAAAACATGTTTGGGCGAAGAGTGAGGACGGCAATAGCACGGTGGGACATTTTGGCAATTACGAGCCTGATTTTTGCAAGGTGTCTGACAACGTGTATGCTCCGCTGTTCGTGGGTTCGGATAAGGCGGCGAAAGCTCCGTTCTATGTGACGAGTACGGGTGAGATTAAGGCTACGGCAGGATATATAGGCGACTTTACGATTAAGAGAGGTAGCCTTGTAAATGAATATGACAAACAATCCATGCGTCTTGGTGGTTCAAATATTATATTCGAGAACACATCGGAAGGTAAATTTGACTTGAAAATGGGCAGTAGCGTATTGTCAGAGATTATAGGCGTTAATACTCAAGGTGGTTTGTATTTGAATATGAAGAGAAACTATCCGACCTCTACTACCTCCGGTGCGGAGACGCAGGTTAACATGGGTTTGCTCTTAAATGTGAGTGGCACTATGGACAAAGCGTCAAGAGAGCACCCATGGATTGCAAGTTCAGACATACCTAATGGTAATCACGCCATTTTTATAGGTCAAGGCGACATTGCAGGCTTCCGTCCCATGCTAACCAAGGCTAATACGAGCAGGGAGTTGTCGAAGATGGAGTGTATTATTGTGTGCTGGCCTCCGCAAAACGCAAATCTTATCCTCACACTGCCCGACGACCCGGAGATTGGACAGCACTATACGTTCATTATGAGAAACGGTAGATACAAGGGCGTGAGTTGGGGCAACGTTATTTTAAAGTCAACTACAAGCGGTAAGCCGATGACACGTTATGGCGCTGCAAGTTCTCGTGAATTTCTGTTAGATTGGCAGTTTCAGGTTGCCGAGCTGTGGTTTGACGGCGACTACTGGATAATACAGTGGCATGCCCAGACTGGATAAAGCAATCTTTAAAAGTAAAAGAGTAAAAAGGGATTATGATATGAGAGCAAGTGATGTTTTGATTGAGAAGATTAAGCAGTTTGAAGGCTATCGGGCCAAGGCTTACAAGTGTGCGGCGGGACGTTGGACGTGTGGCTACGGGCATACCAAGGGTGTGACGGCTCGCACGGTGTGCGACAAGGCGAAGGCTGAGGAGTGGTTGAGAAAAGACTTAGAGTCGATTGAGAACTTCTTGTCGGCTGTGCCCGAAGTCTGCAAGACGCAGGGGAGGTTTGACGCTTGTGCTGACTTCTGCTTTAACCTGGGCACGGGTTCGTTCCGTGGGTCTACGCTCTTCAAGCTGATACAGAAGAAGGCTTCGGTGGCTGCCGTGCAAGCGGAGTTCTTGAGGTGGGTGTATGCAGGTGGCAGGCCGTTGGAAGGACTGAAGACGAGAAGACGATGGGAAGCCGCCCGTTGGGCGGAATGACGAATTAGGAGTTTTGAATTGTCGGGTGCGCCGTTTTTTTACAATCGATTCGTTATCGGTATCTTTGCTCATATTTTCAATGTTTAATGCTTAAAAGTTTGTATTATGATAAATAACATCCGTCATATGCTCGTGGGCATCACAATTGCCGTCTGGGCATTCCTCAAGCCCATCGAGGGCGACCTGCTCTCGCTGATAATAGTGTTCTTCCTGAACTTCTTCTTCGGCTACCTGTCAGGGCTCATAGCCAACCGCGAAGATTTCGAGCTCAAAAAGGCTCTGCGCTGTATTGCAGAGGCTACCATCTTCTTCGTGCTGTGCTGTGCCATCTACACGATAGGCAATCTGAAGCACCAGCCCGAGGGTGCTCTGCAGTGCGTGAGCTTCGTCACTTATGTAGTGCTGTGGTTCTACACGCTCAACATTCTGAAAAACCTCAAAAAGATGTTCAAGCGTGACACCACACCATGGCTTATCGTGTCGTTCCTATACTACATTCTGCGCTTCAAGTTCATCGAGCGCATTCCTGGCTTGACAGAGTATCTGTCTGTCGGGCGTGACTGACTATGTATAATGCGTATGAGATATTTCCGCATCTTCTTCGGCATCCTTGCATTGATGTGCCTTGCAGGGTGCTCAACGTGCAAGCCGGTGATCGTAGAGCGTGTGGTCAATAAGACTGACACGCTCTACAACGCCAGCCAGCGTGTAGACAGCTTCCGTATACACGACTCTGTGTATGTGGAGACTTACACCATGGGCGACACGGTGTACAAGACACGTGTAGAGTGGCGGTGGCGCGACCGCATAAGCTGCAGGGCTGACACGGTATACAAAACAGTGCTGCGGTGTGATTCGGTGCAGGTTCCAGTGCCGGTAGAGCACAAGGCATCGTTGCGGGGCGGTCTTGGTGCCTTTTTGGTAAAAATCATTATTATAGTGGTTCTCCTACTGTTTTGGTTAGGCGTCAGGGCTTTTGTTCGCTATAAATTTCCCTAAAGTTGACGATGGGCTTTGCCACCTCAAATATTTTTCGTATATTTGTGGTGTAATAATTAAATCGTCTGCTATTATGGAACTTTTTGGACTTTTAATAATTTGGGTCATCACTGTTATTCTTGTCGCATTGGGTCAACCAAAAAACAAGTAACTATTATGGTATTTTATTTGGAAAAATAAAAGTACTACTTTTGGTCTCATCAACCATTAGTAGTATTTTTTTTATGGCAACAACCCAAACATTCGAGACCGTCGTCACTCTCAATACTCAGCAAGCTAAAAATGAGATTGAAGCGCTGCAGAAAAAGATAGACGACCTTAAAAAGAAAAAAGAAGAGGCTCTTAAGAGTTCTGACTCGACAGTCCAGGATATTAATAAATTCGACAAGCAGATTAAAAATGCCGAAGCTGGCCTTAAGTCTTATCAATCTAACGTCGCGAAGACTATTGAGACGGTCAGTAATCTTTCAAAGGCTTCGCTCGGCGAGGTTGAGCGCGCTCAACGTGCACTCAAAAAACAAGCTAAAGCAGCTGCATCGCCAGAAGAGTACAAACAGATACAAGAGCGTATTGCGCAATGTACAGTCCGTATCGATGAGCTGAAGCGTTCCAGCTCTGCTACAATGGCGCAATATAACCGCGATATTGCAGCTGCACAACAGCGTGCTGCCGAGTGGGCCGAGGAGAATAAGCTTATTGACACTACACTCAGAAATATCAGCGGTTCTTCTTTGCGTCAGCTCGAAACCTCACTACGACTAGTTAACGAGCAACTTAAAGATACCGACCGCAACTCTGAGGCTTACAAAGATTTGGCAAATAAGGCTAAACTCTTGAAAAAAGAAATTGCTGCTATCAATCAGGAGCAGGATGTTTCAAAGGGCAAATGGGAGAGATTTGCCAACTTTTTCAACGTCAACTGGGGTGCTATTACTCAAGGCATTGCTGCTGTCACTGGTTTGTCACTGACCATCCGCAAATGCACCAATGAGTATGCAGCTATGAATCAGGAGATGTATAACGTCACCAAATACACGGGGCAGACCATCGAGGAGGTGGAGGCGATGAATGAGAGCTTCAAGCGTCTCAATACCCGTACAGCGCGCGAAGACCTTAACAAACTCGCTCAAGATGCCGGTCGTCTCGGTATTACCAACCGAGAAATGATCGAAGAGTTTGTCGACGGTGCTGACAAAATAAACGTTGCCCTGGGCGACGATCTTGGCGACGGCGCTGTAGCCAAAATCGGCAAGCTCGCACAGATGTTCGGCGAAGACAAGACAAAGGGTCTGCGTGGCGCTATGCTCGCAACGGGTTCTGCTGTCAACGAGCTCGCTCAGTCTTCGTCGGCCAGTGCTGGCTATATCGTTGACTTTACTGCTGACTTGTCGGGCGTGGGCTATCAAGCTGGCATGACGCAGGCTCAGATTATGGGTCTGGCTTCTACGCTCGACCAGAATATGCAAGAGGAGGCGACCTCTTCTACTGTGTTCTCGCAGCTCATTACTAAGATGTTTCAAGACCCGATGAAGTTTGCAAAGCTTGCCAACATCGAGGTGAGCAAGTTTACGAATATGCTTAAGACTGATGCTAACGGTGCGCTTCTTGAGTTTTTGCAGGCTATGTCAAACCGCGGTGGCTTCGACCAACTGGCTCCTATGTTCTCGCAAATGGGACTCGAAGGCACTCGTGCTGTAGGAGTTCTGTCTGCTGTCGCTTCGCATCTTGACCAGGTGCGCGAAGCTCAGGCTATCGCTTCGCAATCTTACAAAGAGGGCACGAGTGTGCTTAATGAGTTCAACGTGCAAAATGAGACCGTGCAGGCTGAGCTTGACAAAGCTCGAAAGCGATTTTCTGACCTTAGTATCGAACTCGGCGAAAAGCTGATGCCTATTGCTAAATACTCCATATCGCTCACTTCGCTCAGCGTAAAGGCTCTTTACTATCTGACCGAGTTAGTGTCTAAACATATCGGCGTTCTGACGGTTCTTGCTACGTCAATACTCTTCTACAACGGTGTTCTCTCTGTCTCTATCATCAAAGAGAAGGCTCTGTTGGTGGTGCGCAAAACAGCTATGGCGCTCGACTATGCCTATGCGGCGACTACTAACCTACTACGCGCAGCTCTCGTTGCAATTCAGGCGACTTGGGCGCTTCTGACCAAAGGTGTGCAAGGCTATATCGTAGTCATGCGTGCAGCGCGAATAGCAAGCCTTACCAATCCTTGGACTGCGCTCGCTACTGTACTGACTACCGTTGGCGTAGCTGTATATTATGCTATAAAGGCTTGGCAAGGGCACCGTAAGGCTCTGCACGACAACCTTCAAAGCGTCAAAGAGGCTAATGCTGTGCAGAAGCAACAGCAAGAGCTCAGCAAAAAAGTTGCTGATAGCTATACCGACGAGAAGCTGCGCATCCAACAGCTTACAAAGATTATACGCTCTAATGCCTACTCTATAGCTGAGCGTCGTAGTGCTATCGCTGAACTTCAGAAGATAGTGCCGAAATATCATGCATCCATATCAAAAGAGGGCGCACTCTTTAATGATAATAGCAAGGCTATCAAAGATTATATTGACAATCTCGACCGAGCTGCCATGGCAGAGGCTATCTACGAGAAAAAGAAGGAGATAGCCAAGAAACGACTCGACCTCAAATCTAAGGAAGGGCGCATCAAAGGGTCTATCAAGGCTGTCAATGCTGAGATAGAGAGCCACCCTGATGTCTACAAACATGGCGAATATCGCTCCGGCAGCCGTACTACGCATTGGTCAAGCTATGCGTATCAGCAGAAGGTGCAGGAGCGTGGCATTCACGAGGGTAGACTTAGCAACAATCAGAGCGAACAGCGTATTCTCGATGCTCAAGACCGAGCGCTCGATGCTTTATTGCGTGCTGACAAACACCTGAGCAAGACTGTTACTGACTTGACTATAAAGGGCACTAATTCGGGCGTTAACGGCAGCGGTTCCGTGTCATCAGCCGGTGGTACTGGCGTTGACACGGGTGGTTCCGGTAGCAGTTCGGGTAAAAAAGATACGAAAAAAGAAAAGTATGAGAAGGAGGCTGCAGATCTTAAAGCTCACCTAGAAGATGAGCAGCTCATTCTCAAAACGCAGCTTTATAATCGTCAGATTACCGAGGATGAGTACAATAAGCAGATGTATGAGAAAAAGCAGGCTTATTACGTCGGTCTTGTTAATCTGCAGACTAAGTACAGCCAAGACACTACCAGTACTCAACAGTCGATGGTAGACGCTGCCATCTCAGAGGCTCAACGTCTTGTATCGGTCAATGAGCGCCAAATGCGTGAGGGCCTCGATGCTCAGACTCGCGCATTTAACTCCGAACAGCTATCATTAATACAACAACGTGCTCAAGGTCTTATAACCGAAGAGGAGTATAATGAAAAAATGAAACAGGCCGAGGTGCAGTATCATCGCGACCGCCTCTCTATTATTCAGGAATTCGGGGGCGACGAGTACGCTGAGCGCAAATGGCTCCTCGATAGAGAACTCGAGGAGATGAAGAGTAATGAACAGCAGAAAAAAGATGCACATGAAAGGTATGAGGAGGAGATGACAGAAATCTCTCGCCAGAAGGCCGAAGCTCGTAGAGCCATTATGCAGCAAGCTTTTGATAGCGTTAATCAAATGCTGTCTGGTGCTTTATCATATTCTAATGCGTGCGCTGATGCTGAGACGGCGAAGATTAATGCTGCGTACGATAAGCAGATTGAAGCTGCTGGCAATAATTCTGCTCGCCGTAAAGCTATCGAGGAGAAGCGTGACAAGGAGCTGGCTGCTGCCAAGAAAAAAGCCAATAAACGTGCTATGGTAATACAAATAGCGCAGGCTACTGCGCAAACAGCGCAGGCTGCTATCAATGCATATAGTTCTGCAGCTGCTGTGCCTATTGTCGGCCATATCCTCGCTCCTATCGCTGCCGCTACTGCTGTGGCAGCTGGCATGTTGCAGATTGCCACCATTAAAAAGCAACAGCAGGCTCAGGCTGCCGGCTACTACGAGGGTGGCTTCACGGGCGGTTCACGCTATCGCCGTGAGGCTGGTGTGGTGCATGAGGGTGAGTTCGTGGCTAACCACAATGCTGTCAACAACCCAAGCATCCTGCCTGCTCTACGTCTCATCGACGAGGCACAGCGCAACAATACGGTGTCGTCGCTTACAGCTGCCGACATCTCGCGTTCTGTCGGGCAAGGTGGGGCTACCGTGGTGTCTGCTCCTTCGGTTGTGGTCAACACTGACAACTCTGATATTAAGGCTACGCTCGATGATACCCGCAACACTATCGGTGCGCTCTCGGCTCAGATAGCCGAGGGCATCGAGGCTAAAGTCTACATCGATGGTCCGCACGGTGTGGCCAAGAACCTCGATAACTTCAAGAAGATGCAGGCCCGCACCTAACTCAAAATTCAAAAATTCAACATCGGCTCCGCCGACAATTCAAAATTCAAAACTCAAAACTCCAAACTCTACAATGATACGTTGCACTATCAACGGCCAGGCCGCATATCCTTCTGCGTCTGACAAAATTAAGGTGACTTATGCCAACCAATACATCGAAGACTCGGGTTCTTATACCTACGACATCTCGTTCCCGATGTCGATACACGCCAATCAGGTGCTGTTCGCCAACATACACCGATTTGACGTGCATAAGCGCTCGAAGTCGTTCGACGACTGCAAGCTTTACGCCGACAACCGTCTCTTCATCAGTGGCAAGGGCACGATTACAAGCGTGTCTGATACCACCGTCAAGATGCAGATTGTCGGGGGCAAGTCGCGCATCAAGTATAACTCGAAGTTTGAGAACCACTTCGTCGACAAGGTTCCTTTTCCTAAGGTCTACATTACTCATGGCATCGACAAGGCCAAATACCAGGGCTTTGGCTTGACGAGCATCGATGCTGAGCGCTACAAGAAGCTCATAATGGTTGACCTCTCTACAGATTTCCGTGTAGGCCAACCTGGCGTGGCTCTGTTCTACCCCATCTATGACGAGACTAACGACCAGGTGTCAAATTATATCAGACACGTCAATGTCAACAAGCTCGTGGTTGATGGCGTGCATTATCCGCACGGCCACATGGTGCAGATGCAGAACCTCGCCGTGCAGCCTAATCTCATATATGTGCTTAAGGGCGTTCTGCAGAGTGAGGGCTACAAGATTGTGCGCAACGACTTCGACGCTGCTCCTTATACACACATATATATAGCTTCTGCAAGGCGCACGGCCAAGATCAACGAGGCGCTGCCTCATTGGTCGGTGTACACCTTCATCGAGGAGTTTCGCAAGCGGTTCAATGCTACATTCGTGTTCGACGATCTTGTAAAGGAGGTGAGCATCATTTCTACCAATGAGCTCACAAGCAACAATGCCGTGGCTTATGAGTGCATGGGCGAATACTCGGCAGAGTTCGACGAGGATGGGCTTGAGAACCTCGCCACGTCCAACGTTGAGTACTCGTTCGACAGCTCAAGCAATAGAGATTGGCGCGAGTCCATTCCGCTCTCGGTTCTGAAGCAATACCCTATTAAGGAGTTTGACAGCGAAGAAGATATGAATTCTGCTGCTATGGCAATGTCTACCCGTGAGCGTCGCAGCACCATATTCAAGCTTGGCTTGTCTTATTTCATTTGGGCTTTGTTGCCCAAAGACGGCAACCCGGAGAATAAAGATCTGACAGAGCAGCGCACTGTGTGCGGTATGTTCAACCCCATATTGCGCGACGCTGAGAGCGACAATGCGATAGGTCTCAAGATGATACCGGTGGCTATGTTCCAGCGCAAGCGACGTGCTGGTATAGATGCGTCTTTACCTATCTCTCCTGACTTGATGCCTAACAGCTTCGTTGTCATGCCCTCAACCGCAAATGAGGGTGACTCTTTGCTCGATGGTCTGAGCGAAGATGAAGACGGCGACTACTATCTGTCGGTGCAAGATGCCATGCAGGGCACAGAAGACAATACAAGCGAGGAGACCGCTGACGAACCGATGCGTCTGATGCTCTCCGACAGCGCTGTGCGCGACCTTGATAAAAATATTACTACGACGTTCCCTGCAAGCGGCAGCATGTCGCTCTACCCTATCGCTTATACTGACTTCCGAGAATTCAGTAAATGGGCTGGCGAGCGATTCTCATTGTCGCTCGAAGCTACAGAGCTTTCGGTTAGCGGTTTGAAAAAAAATAATGGCATAAAGGTTGACATCGATGCGCACAACCTTTATACCATTAAGTTCATTGCTGATGATATTCCCGACCCTTCCAATATCTACATCTTCAACAACCGTCGGTTCGTGTGTCAGAAGATAGAGATGGAGGTGACGGGTGAGGGGCTCGACCGCGTGAAGACTGGTTACTTCTACGCTATACTATAGGTCTCCGACGAAGTGCTTCGTCTCTTCATGCACCACTTTCGGTCGCTTCAGATACTTGTTCGTTACTGATATGTCAGAGTGGCGTGCCTGGTCTCTCGCTACCACGATGCCCTGGGCGTTGGCGAGGTCTCTGATGCCGGAGTCCTTGAGCGAGTAGAATTGATAAGATGCCGGAAAGTTCAGTGCTTTCCGCATCTTATTCCATTCCTGCCGGAACCGGTTCACATATATCTGCTGCGGTCCGGGTGTCATGTTGGCTCCGAATAAGTAGTCCTGCGATGGGTAGTCGAAGATGTGCTGCTCGATCATCAGCTTCAACACAGTGTCGTTGAGCGCTACGACCTGCCCCTTGCGGTTCTTGGCTACACTCTCCGATATGTACACGCTCTGCTCGGTTATTGATATGTCACCTATCTTTATATAGCGTAGCTCGTCTGGTCGTATGAAGGTGTAGTACTCCATCATACACGCGAGGTAAAATGAGGGGTTGTTCTGTTGCGT